GAGACGATTTTTATGAAAAAACTTAACAAATTTGGTGTGTTGTGCCCCTTGAACCTCAACTGCTATCTTTTTATTAGCATTATAAAAGTCTAATGTAAGGCGAGTGCCCACAACCCTAAACTCTTCGAACACGATATCACTCTTCCAATATCTTCTTAGAAATCTTTTGACTTGGGTTTGGAACTTGCTGCGGCTGGGCTTCTCCCAATCTATTAAATACTTCTTTGCGTTCTTTAGATTTCTCTGTTTGCCGTATAAATCAATAAACTTCATGCATTTATCTGTTCCTTGAAATAGTCTATTAAAAATGCAGACAATTCTTTGTTATCTTCAATGGTTTTAAAGAGATTATTGTCACCCTGAATCTTATCGGGGAAGTCAAACCCTTTGGAATCGAGCAGCTCCTTAAAATCATCACTAGGCTTTATCCACGCACCTTTCTTTTCTACGAATTCCCATGCATAAAGGAGGTCTACAATTTCCTTCTCCACCCATATAGAGGTGCCGTCTATGCGCCCATAACGAATAGGATAAGAAAGGGTTGTGTTCGTGTTTTCGTGAGCAGATTTTTTAATGGTAACCTTGGCGTTGTGCCCGATAATTGGATTCTTCTTCGCATCCATTGTTTTAATGGAGGGGTTTTTCAAAATTAAATCTCCTTTAAAACGGGGTTCAAATTCCATGATGTTATTCGCAAAATGTAAGAGAGCGTTCCCCCCTGTCGCCGTGGTTTGACGGACAGGAGCTTTGGAGTAAGGATCAAGCTTAATGTCGGCGCGGACTTGGCTAATAAAAATAGCCATGTGTCCCCGCTTGCCTAGAGCGGTGCTTGTTTTTTTGCAGAAGTTAGAGGCGACAACTGCGCCACCAGCGACTTTAGTGCTCTCTTCGAAGTTTTTCTCCAAGTCGTCTTTACGAATTAAGCCATCCACCGAGTCTAAAATAAAACAATATTTAATCTTTTCCTCGTTATTAGTAATGAGCTGTCGTATTAGACCCATTACTGTTTCATAGATGTTACTTTCAAAAACAAAACAGGTTCCATCTACCCACTCTTCAGGGGAAAATACGAACTTAACACCAGAGCGCTTTTGAAGCTCTGGTCCTAGTCTCCCTTCCGCTTTCACATATAGCCCCCGTGATTTTGGGAGAGTCTTTAAGAAGTTTTTCATAACCTGCAAAGACTCAGAAGTTTTACCCCCTTCGTTCACCCCCGTAAAACGATGCAACCCAGGTCCGAAACCACCCTCCAAATGCATATCGAATTGGAGAGAGCCACTCGAAATTTTGTAGTCTATGCTATCTTCAAAATTATAGTGATCTTCCTTGTGCGCTTTCAAATAATTGCCCAGAATTTCTTGTGGCTGAATCTCTTTACTCATCTAAAAAATCTTTTATTGTTTTTGGGTTTTGCGAGACCATCACATCTTCGCCTATTTTCTCACCTATATCATAGGTTTCATACTTGGATAAATCAACCTTAAAATTGAAGGCTCTAAACTTTTCATCGAGAGCGTTCTTGAGTTTTGGGCTAACGAGATAAGCCAGAGAATCAAACTTTTTGCCGAAGTTAACAATATCCATAAACTCTAAAGAATACCGACCACAAAGATCGTTAAGCAACTTCATCTCCCTCGCGAAAAATGGTCGCCTCCCTTTGTCGGGGACTTCTATGAGACGGAAGATAATGTCCCGTTTATTCGGGCCTTTAGACTTCGGCACTACCAAGTAATAGACGACGCCACATCCTTGTCAACCATTTTTTTAATAAGCTGAACAAATGTGGTTTTTGGTTGCCAGCCAAGCTCATCACGCGCTTTTGTTGAGTCGCCCAGAAGCAAGTCAACCTCCGCTGGTCTATAAAAATCTGAATTAATTTCCACAAAGCAATCTCGCCCGTGCATGTATTTTTCTTCAAGACCTTCCCCTTCCCACTCACAGGCATTTCTGTGGAATCCTACAAAATTAAAAGCCTCCTCTACGAACTCTCTAATCGTATGCGTTTCGTTAGAAGATAGAACATAGTCCTTGGGTTTGTTTCTTGGTTGATTTAACATGCGCCAAACTCCACTAACAAAATCTTCAGCATCGCTCCAGTCTCTCTTCGCATCTAAATTCCCCAATTGCATCGGAGTAATCGTTTTGCCGATTTCATATTGTGCTAAAATTCTGGCGACATTTTTTGTAATCTTCCTCGTAACAAATTCCTCTCCTCTACGAACGCCTTCGTGATTAAATAACCAGCCCTGAACCGCATAAAGATCGTAGGAATCTCTATACACCTTCACTAAATGACGAGCAGAGCACTTAGAAGCCCCATAAGGGCTTCTGGGACGCAATGGATGAGATTCTGATTGTGGGACGGTCTGGACATCACCAAACTCCTCAGAGCTTCCTGCATTATAATAACGACAATGCGGCACATGCCTCCTAATAGCCTCTAGCTGATGCAAAACCGCCATGCAATTTGTCTGCATATGATTGGTAGCCATGTCCCAGCTACATCCAACAAATGAATTAGCCGCTAAATTGATGAAATAATCTGGTTTTTCAGAAGCTACAACACGTTCAATATTTTGTGGATCAGTTATATCTAAGTCTACAAGAGAAAATCTATCATGGTTTTTTAAATGACCGATATTCCCATGATTATCAACACTTAATCTTCTTATGCCGCCTACAATAATATGATCTGTGTTTTCTATTAGGTAATCAGCCATGTGACTACCATCCTGTCCCGTGACGCCAGTTATTAATACTTTTTTATTTTGCGACATTTCTCAAATACCAATTGTAGGTTTTTCTTAGACCATCACACAGATTAGTCGTAGATTCAAAGTTAAAAGATTTCTTAGCTCTTGTCACATCTAAACAGCGACGAGGCTGTCCATTGGGTTTGCTTCTATCATATTTAATTTCTCCAGAAAAACCAGTTATAATAGCCAGTTTCTTAACTAAGTGTTTAATTTTAATTTCAGACCCCGTTCCAATGTTAACAGGCTCCCTTCCGTTGTAATTCTCAAAAGCTAGCTCAATTGCTTCCGCGCAATCTCCCGCATACAAAAACTCTCTCGATGCTTCTCCGTCTCCCCACACTTCTACAGTGTCTACATTATTTATTTTTGCTTCATGAAGTTTGCGAATGAGCGCAGGTATAACATGAGAGCTTTTGACATCAAAGTTATCATGCTCCCCATACATGTTAACAGGTATTAAATGAACAAAATTATCACCATACTGCTCTCTAAAAGCCTGACAGCCCACTAATAAATTTTTCTTTGCGATTCCATAAGGAGCATTAGTTTCCTCAGGATAGCCATCCCATATGTTTTCCTCTTTAAAAGGAATTGGACTAAACTTAGGATAAGAACAAACACTCCCTAAAGTTACTAATTTTTTAATTTTATAAAAACTAGAAACAGACAATATGTTTAAACTCATCCAAGAGTTCTGTAGGAAAAAATAAGCGGGAGATTCTTGATTGGCTCCGATCCCACCACACACTGCGGCGAGGTGTATAATAGCGTCAGGGACATTAGATGAAACATAACCATGAAGTTCATCTAGGTCGGCTACGTTTAATTCATCGCTGCTTGGAGTTAAAAGATTATAGCGACCCTTTAGTTTTTTAACTAGGTGATGACCCAAAAAACCATGTGCTCCTGTAATTAATATTTTTTCCATTTTTCTGTCATGCTTGTTGAGCGTCCATCCAATCCTTTAGGTTTGTCGTGGGGTTCCATCCCAAAATATATTGAGCCTTAGAAATGTTGGCTAAACTTTCTTTTATTTCTCCGCGCCGAGGTTCAATAAAACAATACTCTCCTCCGAGGTGTTTTGCAATATCTAAAATGCTGTAATTTTTGCCCGTCCCGATATTAAAGGTCTCTCCCGACGCTTGTTTGTTGTTGATATTAGCGGCGGCAACATTCGCTCTGACAACATCTTTCACATAGGTAAAGTCCCTCTTTTGTGTCCCGTCTCCAATAACTGTCATTGGTTTGTGGTCTCCTTTTTGCCTCAAGAAAATACCGATAACGGGTGCATATTGGCCCTTCAGAGGCTGTCTTTCTCCATAAACATTAAAATATCTTAATACAACGGTTTCTAATCCAAAAAGATCCGTATACATTTTACAAAACTCTTCGCCTCCAGTCTTACTGACAGAGTAGGGATTTAAACAGTCGTTTTGCATTATCTC